GTACACCAAATTTGTTTTTGAGAAGTTCTATTGCTTCCATAAATTTATTAGATTGCTATTCTATTATACTAGGCGTTTGCTGAAAATTGACAAGATATTATTCCAATGAAATGACTTCTATCCTCTATTTCCAATGGAGTTGGGCCATTAATATCTAATACTCTAGGTTTACAACTAAATGTATCTGTATAATTAGAAGCATTTACTGAAGTTAGACCATCAATAACAGCTTCAGATATTTCAGCTAATTTACTTGTACCTTTTGATTTTGGAACGTAAACATTGCACTGAATAACACCAGCATAATAATCTGAAGCTGGTCCTTGATTTTGCAAAGTTGACTGATTAAAATCTAAACTCATTAAAATGTATTTTTTAGTTTTACCAGGACTTGTGAAATGCACATTATCATAAACCATTAAAACAGTTGGGTCTACATCTGATACTGCATCTGTTACTGCTTTTTCAAATGCTGCCCTTGTATTTACTAAAGTCATCTAGAAAACTCCGTATATTTAGCACCTGGCTGAGAAGAACCAAATCCTCCAGTGGTGCTACCGCCAACAAATAATCTTCCTTTGTCTGACATAGTTTCTCTAATCATTTTACCTAAAGAACCTTGAATAAAAGATTGAACTTTGCCACCTTCTAAAGCATATACAGCATATTCAGCTTTATTACCAATAAATACTGGTTTTCTATAATTAAATGCTCTTTTTACTGGAAATCTTGGTCGAATAACAGGACTTTTAGGTTTAGCATCACCTGTTCCAGCAAAAAATGCAGCAGTCGCTTGTTTTTTAAGACCCGACCAAGGTTTAAAATTCTCAATTTTATCAGTTGGTTTGATTGGACTACTTTGAACTTTCCAACTAGACGCAAAGAAACCTGTATAAACTGGACTTCGTTTTTTTGTAGCTAATTGAGTATGAACTTTTCTTATAAGAGTATTAAAATCTCTTGATATGTCTCTATCAAGATCTTTAGGTAAATTTTTTATTGTTCTTGTAACCATTAGAACCTCACAAGAATAGTGAATAGATAAGTTTGACCACCTTTCTTTGTGTCTATATCTACTATTTGTACAACTCTATTAGAACCAGCAAAATTAAGTGTAATTTCATCATCTAAATCTGGTTGATTATCTCCTATTAAATCTGGAGTCAAATATAATTTAGCTTCTCTCATTTCCTGTGCAGCTTCTTCTTCTGATTTAATAAAAGATATTGGAACTTTAATATCTGAATAAGTTGTATCTATAGTGACCTGCTCACTTGTCTCTACGTTATAACTAGATAATCCTTTTTTTGTATAAGTAATAGTGTGATCTAAAGAATTACCAAGTTGAGAAACAACACTTTTAGCTACTTTTTTAAATAATGAATCTAATTGACCTGCCATTATCCTCTAACTACCCTCAATTGAAAAGAACCTGCTCCACCTAGCATATACGCTCCAAGATAACTTTGTAACCAAGGATAAACATCTAAAATATTGTTTACTGCACCTGTTCCTTGACTTGCAGTATTATATTTAACTTGTAAATCTCCTAATTTAACTTCTTCAAAATTACCATCTGTCCCTAAATTACCTGTCATTGCATCTGTATCATTTGCTAAAGCTCTAGCTAATTCATACTGCGCATACTTTACATTCAATGGAATTGTGCTGCAAGACAACTCAACACCGTCTACCTGATAGTTATTTCTAGGGAATTTAAGTGACTGTCCTGAATCACATCTATCTCCGTAAAATACAAAAGTATCAATCCATCTTGTAGCTGCTATTAATGCTCTATTTTTTTGATCGTCTGTTTTATTCGTCCAAGTTGATGAGTCTGGAACTGTTTCAAAATAACTATTAGCCTCTGTCAACGTGACATAACTATTAGCATTTTCTCCTTTTATAGTTGCATTTATAGTGGCTGCCACGGTAAGAAAGTAATTTTAGTTTTATTGTAGCGTAAAGAAAAAACCCCACCAATAATTGATGAGGCTTAATGACCACAATTTAATACTATTAAGAAATAGTAGTTACATCAAGTGGTGAGTTAACGATTAATTCAACTACAGGAATTAAATCTACATCGTATGTAGCAGACCAGTTACTTGAATCCATTAACTGAGCATTTGTTGGGTTGTCAGATGCAGAACCCCACTTAGTACCCATGATGTGATAAGCACTATGGTAGTCAACAGACATAACATCTTGCTTAGATAAAATGTTTCTATCTGATTCAATGCTTAGAGGAGATTGCTCACCTTCAAGAATTGTTCCTGACTTAATTAAGTAGCAGCGGAACTCTTTAATGTGTCCAGATGCACCAGGAGCAGATGTATTAACTTGTGAGTCAATAACAACATTCATTCCAGCAAATTGGCCAATTGATGTTTCACTAACACCAACGCCACCGCCACCCCAAGTTACTGCACCACCAGTGGATAGAGCAGATGTTGAGAATGTAAGCATACCAACCTGATATAGGTAGTAAGCAACAGATGGATGAATTACTAGAGTATCTAGCTCTTCGCCTCTTTCTCCAAGAAGTGATCTTCCTCTTGCAACAGCAGAAGCAGTTAAGTAGTTCGCTTCAGCCTGACCAGAAGATGCACCTACAGCAAGGTCAAGATGGTTAGCACCTAAAGCACCACCACCACCAGCAAATAGACCATTTAAAAGACTAAATAGTCTTGCTGAGTTTAGCTTGTTGATAGCATCTGCAATTTGGTTTCTGATGTGACCCATTGGATCTTCACCAGCAGCTAATACAGCAATATCATCAACAGCATACGCAAAACCTCTATGACAGATAGTTGCGATCTGTGTTCCTGTACCAATCTTCTGTGGTGTCA